CCAAAGTTGACGCCCTTGATCTTGTACCTCTGCTCTTTTAACCGGTCCACGATCCCCGCGCCCAGCCCGCCCTCGTCGATAAACACCATCGCTGGTTTCCATTCCTCAATCGCTTCGATCACATGCCCGACTACCGTCATCGTGTCGTCGCCTCTGTGCCTGATGATCTTCACAATGTCCCGCCCTTGGCGCACCGCCAACACCGTTGCATCCGCACCAAACCGTGCGGGGTCAACCCCAATCACTATGGGCGCCGATGGGTCTTTGTACTTCTCGCGCTTGAACGCATCCTCCACCACTACGGGCGAGATGAACTGGTCTTCACCAGCAGCAGGAAACTCGCCGTACACCTCGACCCGCGCTTGGATGGAGTCCTCGCCGTACTCTGCGATGATCTGGTCGTAGACTGCTTTGTCCGTGCCTTCGACTGTCCGCGCGTCAATGACCTCACCGTCCCAAAAGTCCCGCTTGCCGTGGAATGTCTCGAAGAAGTACCCGGTGTTCCGCCGAGGATTACTAAATGCAAACCAGTACCTGTCCAAAATCTTCTCGGTAAAGAAGCCTGCCGCCACGCTCCAGATCGCATCTGGTATGCCCGACGCCTCGTCGAAGATCACCATCATGCCATCGTGGTTATGGACACCAGCATATGAGTCTGGGTTCTCCTCGCTCCACAGCTTCCCCTCCGCTGCCCAGTAGCGCGTACCCTTCTTGAGGTCACGCTCCACCAGGTCGGTCAGCCATGCAGCAGGCACCAGCTTGGTGGCCGATGGTTCCCACCAGTGCGAGTTAATCGCCATCGTCGCCCACTTAGTCAACTCACCCCAAGTAACCGTACGCAACTGGTTCTCGCTGTTAGCCGACACGATGACCGACGACCCAATCCGAGTTGACAGCATCCACAGTATCAGCCACGACACCAGCGCCGACTTCCCGATACCACGGCCAGACGACACCGCCCGCCGCAGGGCATCCATGTCAATCTTTCCCTTGTTCTGTTTGATGTGGTCGGCTATCGCCCGCAGTGCCCTCCGTTGCCATTTCCTCGGCCCACTAAACTTCTCTAGCGGAGTGTTCTTCTGACCCCACGGGAACGCAAATAGCACAAACGTCTCCGGGTTGTCGGCAATCTGCGGGCTCCAAAGCTGAGTCATCAGCGTTGTCTCCTCATCAGCCGAATAGATAGGCTTCTGCATTAGTCTTTAACCTCCACGTCAACCACATCGGCCAAGTCAATCACCCGAGCCTGGGCCGCAGCCAGCGCACCGGTGATGCTGATCCCCCCACCAAGCTCCACGGTTTTAGTCTCGCCGTACTTCTTCCGATTGTGTGCACCCATGAGCCACTTGCGGGTGTCAATCTTGAGACGGGAACGCTGGACATCTTCAAGTGAGTCATCTGCGTCTGCAATTTCAATGATCTCACCGGCCATGAACTCGGTACGCATCTCCTGCGCTTCGGTGAATAGTTGGTTGCGGCTGGGGTCGCGCTTGATCCATCGGTAGAAGTCGTTGTAGTCGATGTCGCGCTGGTCATCCCGCAGAATTTGCGACAGTGACTTGCCGTGGGCAATCGAGTCAATGACGCGCATGAAGATGTACTCATACTGGATCAGTGCGAGTTGGCGCCCTTCGGCAGAAGGTTTGGTAAGGCTCTGTGGCGCAGGGTCTAACCAACTCGGAAGTTCGAGTTGTGGTTGTTGATGTGCGACATCTGCGCCTATGGGATCGGGGTTCAATGTGTCCATAGTAATGTGATGCTATCACAGGTTTGAGAATTTGTGGTGCAGTGTACCCATTGGGTCTAATGTGTCATTTGGGTAAAAATTTAAAAAATTCTCGTAATGCCACCGCAGTCGATTGGCCCTTTGCGTCGGCCCTACCCCTCCCCCTCGTCAGGATTCCCGATTCCCAGTGCAACCCAGAGTGCCATGAATCATTTGCCCTTTTGGTAAGCATTACCCATTGGGTTATGGTTTCCCATTGGGTGAATGCAACCCTGCGGGTTATCATGGTGCATTGTCTCATGGTACTTTATGCAATACCCATTGGGTTTTTGGTAATGATACCCATTGGGTTAATCATTGGTACTCTGGATCATTGGGTCAGTGATTGATTGTGCGAGTGCGACAAAAGTGACATCGCGCGGGCGAGGGGTCGATTTATGACTTTTTGAAACAGCACAAGAAATCCAGAATCCTGAAAACTCTCTCCCCTCTGTAAGTCACAATTGACGCAGTGACAAGGTAGAAACCCAGAGTACCAACTTTACATATCTTTACAAAGAAACGGGTAGACAGTGAACCCAGAGGGTATACAATACAGACATGCCAAGAACGGCATGTAACCTGGTAAACGTAATGCAAAACATCGACACGATCCCAACTGACAATAAAACCTGGTCTGACATTACACAGTCGTGCCCCGACTGGCAATTTCGCATCAACACCCTTCGGGGTGTTGAAACCTTGTGGCGCAAAAATAATCACCCAGCGTTTTATGGTGGGCATCAAATCCAACGTATTGCACTCGATACACGCTTGGCGCGTGAGTGGCTGGACGCTGCTGGATACGACACTTTCGCACTTAACATGAAATCGAAGGTTTGATAACCCAGCCGATAGCCCATAAGGCTATCGGGTGAGCATCTCGCCCACCGTAACCCGTAACAGTAAGGACAAATTTGTATGACTAATTTTTTCGAGCAATTCCAAGGCGCTGACATCGACCGGCTCACTGACTGCCTCAAGGCAATCCGCGAAGCTGGCCTGACTATGGACAAACACACCCGAGTCGGTGTTAATCAATCATCGGGCAATGTATGGGTATGGTCTGAAGACTGGCCTGGCTGCGTGTACTGTTCAATTGGCTTCGATGTCCAGTGGAGCTACTCATGCCCCGATTGTGGTGAAGAACATGATTTCGACTCATACGATGACATGGCGCACTATGCCGCTAAATGGTCAGGCGAATGCGACGCCTGCTCTACTGCTGACGAAACCGAGGAGGCTTAATCATGCGCACCCATTACACGACTACCCGCATCCCTTCGCGCTTGGCAGCCGCTGCCTTGGCCGTAGCCATCGGCTTGGCACTGGCACTCGTTCTCTTTTTTAACCTTTGAGGGCTACACCATGAAAACCGATTTTAAAGTTTACCCCCGCAAAATTCACGTTTGGGTGCGTCAAAACTCCAACGTGCTCGACAGTGAGCATACAAAGGGCCTTGATTACCTTTGGAGTACTAATGCTTATAAAACGTGCCGTGATGCCGTTGCAGCAGCCAAAGAATGGCGCCCGACCTTTTCGTTTGTCGCTAACTTTGCAAAGGATTGAACCATGATCCGCGACACCTTAACCCGCATTTATGGAGAATGACCATGACCACAATCGAACTTGAACGCGCCGCCTACATTACCAACGATCCTAGCGCCGCGCTACTTGCCCGCATCGCTGACCTTGAAGCGGAGAATGAAGCATTGACCGAGCAAATTTCAGACTTAGAAGACAATCAGCTTACTGATTTTGAGCGAGGCGAATTAACCGAATTGCGGGAATTTTTCCGTGATTGCTTTTTTCGCCTACCTGGGGGCGACTACCCCGCGCCTTCAGTGTTTAGCGATTATGACAAGTCGGTTATTTTTGACATCATCGACAAGTCGGAGCCTTGATTGATCTTCGCCGCCCTGGTCGCGGCCTTGATCGCGCTGATCCTGGGCCTTTGACCCTTAACCCTACCTCACCCCTTACCCAATGACTAAACCCTCTAAAAACCCCGTTTTTGTTGACCTGATGCCCCGTTTAGACCTGACCGAAGGGCAAGCCGCTGCCTATTTCGGCGTACCGGTGTTCACTTATCGAAAGTGGGTCAACGGCGAGCGAGCACCCAGCGCCGCAGTGGTGCGCCTGATTGACGTTCTCGGCATGGTCGAAGCTATGGCACCTGGGCTACACGCTGCCCTAATACCTGACCCATTGGTGCGCGGGCGCCCCAAAGTGAAGGGGGCATAACGCCCCCTGATCAATCTAACCCTTCGACCCCGTAAACACGGGGTTTTTCTTTTTTGGAAAGCCTGTATATCTCATCCAGTGCCCTTTGCTTTGCCCTGATGACTTCGGCGCGGTGATCTTTGAACTGAGCCGCTAAGGCTGGATTAATTGCCCATTGCGCGTGATGCTGGTTTTCCCGTGAACCGTCATCCATCCGAGCCACCCAGCGCCCCTGCTCCAACGGGTACATCGCGCCGTAGATCATTTGGTCTTGCTGCCACACGTTGACCTTCTCAATCTGCCTGCGGGCTGACCGCTTGATCTCGGCCATAGTCAGGCTGGGCTGGTCGGCGTACTGGATCACGTAGTCCCGTAGCCATGTATCGAAGTTGGACGCACCGGACAACTCGGACAGCGCATAACGGTACGCTGGCACAATATAGGTCTTGGTGATGTGAATGACCCTCTGGGCTACATCCTCGGCCACCGTGGGGCTGAACGGCGACTCTATGATGTGGAACATCAGCATGAGGCGACCGGCCAACCCCTCGACCTTACCGAAGGCGGTCATAAACGTGTCGTCCGATTGGAGCAGGCGCTCATCCTTGCGTTTCTCGTCGTACCAGTCTTGGAACTCTTGGAACGCCACCTTCGCACCTGGTGACAGTTGATAGGTCAATGGCGGCATGGCGAAGATAACCCGGAGGGTTTGCTCCCACTGGCCTTTGTTTAGCAGGTAGTCGGGAATCTCCACGGGCTTGCGGGTCAGGTCGCCGTTCAGGATGCACGGCACAAAGCGCTGCACCAGCCCATCGGCGGACAGGTTGGCCAGGTTATCCCTGAATACTCTGGGTTGGATGTTCCCATAGATGCTGACGGCCAGGTTCTCAGCGTAGATCGACCCGCTGCCTACGCGATCCATCTCATAGGGTGACGACTCATAGGCTTTGACCCATGCGCTGCGGTCTTCCCCGCTGGTCTTGTCGGTCAGCTTGCGCACCCAGCTATTCATTTCGTCCAAGGCGCACAACAGGCCGCGCGGACGGTCAGCAGCAAGGCGCACCAGTTTCTGGCTGGTCACATCGTCCACGGTGATGCGAAGGGGCACTGGCTGCGGAGGTAGTTCATGCACCGCTGGCGCTTGGCTGGTGTCCAGTAGTGCCTCGGGGGTGGCGTTGAACTCAAGAAACGCTTTTTTGCTGGCCGCGAACATGGCCTCCTGGCCTTCCCATGCCAACAGCTCCTTGCCGAAGCGTGGTCGGTCTTCCATCTCAAGGTGCTTCAGGGGTGCCAGCATCGGGGCGCTGCCTGGTGTCTTTTTGTCCGCTGGTGCGCCGATGGTCATCAGCCACAGCACAGGGGGCACCTTGAAGTCCTTGATCAGTTCGAGACGGGTACGGGCATCGACTACGCCGCAGGCAGCGGCCAGTCCAGCGAACAGGGGCACCAGCGGGTCGCAGCCCACGGTCTGGCCGATCTCATCTGCCCTGCGGGACAGTACGGCAGGCCACAGGGCTACATCCATGCGGGGTGGCCGTGGCCTAAGATCGACCAGAACGGACTTTGGGTCGGCTGGGGACTCCATCGCGGAGAACAGGGTGCTTATGTCGGGCATGGGGCGCGTCCATCCATGTTGCTTGGCGATATGGAACAGGGTGCCCAGCTTAACCGCTGTGCCCTTGTCGTTCCGGAAGCTCGACCACTGGTGCACAATGGCCGACTCGCCTGGGTACTTGGCCGAAGGCAGGCTCCAGTCATTCCACAGGGTCAGGGCTTGGTCAATCTGGTCTGTTTGTTCGCCTACCCACTTAAGCGCCATGCCCACGCTGACCCATTCTTCGCGGGAACAGTCAGGGGTAATGGCCTCCAGCGCCGCGCGAATGTCCTCCCACGATGCGCCGATCTCGCCACCGGTGTCAATGGTGCGCTCTTTGTCCTGCGCCAGCAGGCCGTGCCACAGGTCAAGAATGGCCTGCGGGATCGTGGGCAGTCGCGTCCAGTGCCCACGGCCTGCCCAGCGGTAGGGCTGCATCGTTTCAGGGTGGATGGATGGTGGCAGTACATCCTGCACCGTGAGGGCGTTGGCCGTGGCGCAGCGCAGTTCATAGGCAGTGACGCCACTGATCAAGATTTTCTTGGACGGCAGCGCCAGCCCGAACGGCATCGAGTACAGCAGCTTGCCGTGACCAGCCCTACCCGAATCCACGATGACAGCATCGTTTGCATCATACAGTTGCTGGAGGTCAATCCCGTGTTGCTTGAGCGCGGTGGTGGTGGACTCCCACTCGTCAATGTCCAAGGCCATCGTGCCACTGTAGGCATGGGCAAGTCCGATGCCGTAGCCCTGCGGCAGATCGGTCTGGCTCTTGAGGGCGTTAGGCTTGAGGTTCCAGCCTGGTGTGCGTGGGCCTTTGGTTCCTGCTGGAATGGGTACAAGGCTCCATCCGTGCCTGATGTAGGCATCGACTGATGCGGGGTGCTGCGTGACTTGGGGTGCTGTACTCATTGGATGCCCGTCTAAAAATTTATTTTTCAAAATATGTTTGACAGTGTACACGAATGTGCTACAGTTGCGCCAACAAACGGAAAATCTTTATGGCAACCTCACCAAAAACCAAATTCTTGAGTACACGGGTACGACCCGACACTCATAAAAAGTTTCACGTAAAAGCGCGGAAGTACGGGCAACCGTCCGATGTGCTGCGTGAATTAGTCGATGCGTTCATTGACGACCGCATCAAAATCCAACCCCCTGTAACTGTAAAAGAAAGCCTCTACCATGTCTCTTGAATCCAAAATCGAAGCCCTGACCGCTGCCGTAATTGCCCTGACTGCCAAGATGGAGTCGGGCACTGTAACACCAGCGCCAGCACCTGTCGCCGCTGCACCTGCTCCAGTGGTGGTTGCACCTGCTCCAGTAGTAGCTGCACCCGTGGCCGCTATGCCCGCGCCTCCCGCCTTTGTTGCCCCTGTGGTTGCTGCACCTGTACCCGTGGCTGCTGGCGCACCGTTCAGCGATGGCAAAGGTCTGATCGACTATGTTATGGCGTCGTACAAGGCGCTTGGCCCACAGAAGGGTGCCAACATCCAAGGTGTGCTGACCGGCATGGGCTACCAGAACATCAACGATGTAAAGCCCGAGCATTACGCCGCCCTGTACGCTGGTGTTGAGGCACTGAAAGGTTAATCATGAATGCCAAAAAAGTGAAGGCGCTGCGCCAGTCGTTGACCCGCATCGGAATTGACCGGCTTGATGTGGAATACGAAGGTGTGAAGGTTGGGGCTTATTTGACAGGCCAGCTTGTTTTGAAAAAGACTTGCGGTCGCGCCAAGTACAAGTTTGTCAAAGCTCGGTCGGTATGAGCGCACACGCTCAATTGTCACCCTCGAAGCGTAGCCGCTGGGCCTTGTGCCCTGGCTCCATTCGAGAGGAAGCCAAATACCCAGAGCAAGAGTCTGGGCCT